GCATCCTTCTCAGTAGAACTATCAGTCTGTTCGCCTATCGAATCGGTATCACAGACACAGGGATTGTTCCAACAGTCAGGGCAAACAATCCCATTGAACGGTGCTGTGCCTGTGGCCGTGGAATACTCGGTAGCAACCGCAGCATCCTCGACCAATGACTCAGACAGTTCGAATGCGTCTGCCCAGATTCGCTGTGTAGTAGAGAGCTTCATGCCGGAATATCCTTTAGAAAAACGCCGGGTACCCGAAAGCACCCGGCGGTAGTAACGTGTTGCTAGTTCGACGGCGACGCAGACGCGGACGGCGACCGTGACAGTGACGCCGACTTACTGACACTCGACGACGGGCTGCGTGATGCCGACGGGCTGCGTGATGCCGACGGACTCTGTGACAGCGACACTGATGCCGACGGGCTTATGGATGCCGACGGGCTAATAGACGCTGACGGACTGAGAGACGCCGACGGGCTGCGTGATGCCGACACTGATGCCGACGGGCTTATGGATGCCGACGGACTGAGAGACAGCGAACCCGGCAGCACCGTATCATCTGGTGCGTCGCCCATTACCGACGTGTTGGCTGCTCGTGCGGACTGCACGACCAATGTTTCCCACATCACACGCGAGATAGAGTTGCTATCTGTCTTCGCCGTGCGTCGGTTCCATCCCACCTGACCCGCACCGAGTCCCTTACGCTCACCGACGGACGCCGCTTGATCCTCTCGCCCCATTTCTCGGTCCGAGATGCCATACACATCCGATGTAGCGGCGCCAGCGGCCGCACCACCGAAACTAGCGAACTTCGGTTTCTGCGTAATATAGTACGTGTTCGCACCAGTGACTGCGACCATTGCGGGATTACCCGGTTCTCCCGCACGGAAGACCGCGGAGGTATTCGATGCAATCGAGGTCACAATATAAGTCAACGACTCACTGACGATGAAGACATACTCACCGACCTTGAGTTCGTTGTCAAATACCGTGCTTGAGCCGGTGACAACACCGCCGCCGCCACCTGCGACGACCGCCGTAATGGCGACTGTCCCTGTGTTGGCGCTCTTTTTATCTTTGTTTCCCCAACCAGACATATGCGTCTCCTTCTTCTTATCGTTATTTATGATGCCGATACGGCGGCGCTTTTAGGTGCGGTGGCCTTCGTCTGAGCTTCCCGCGCTTTTGTTTCGACATCACGAATCTTTGCGGCCATCAATTCCGTAGCCTGACGTTGTTTGAGTGTGATCAAATCGGTGGTTTGTCGAACCTTCATTCGATCAACCTCACTGGGCGGTTTGGGCGCAGATATTCCAGCTTCCCGCATTATGTACTTGCGCGGTGCTTTGATAATACGATCACCCCACTTGGACCCTGGCTCCGGCCCCAGATTTACATAGATCCACTTGCCTTCGATGCGTTCCACTGTTCCGGTAAATCCGGCTTTGGACCAGCCCGTATACGGGCTGGCGCCAACTCCTGCGCGAACTCTATCGCCGACTTTAGGTGGAGCGTTCCCCACAGCTTCGTTAGCTTTCGTCTTCTGATTCAACAAAACGCCTTGAGCCTTCAAAGACATCCTGTTTCGGATGTGCGGTTTAATTAACTTCTGATTCCATTTGATGCCTAGCTGGGTTGCCTTGTGTAGCAACTGGCCTACGCGGCGTAACTCGGCGGTGTCTCCTAACGATACTGCGGAGAGAAAGTAGTAAACCGCTTGATCAACAATATCGCTAGCTATAGCTGTCTCGGGAACCTTGACGTTACGCGGGGCCAACGACTTAAATATAATGATGGCGTGGCGCATTTGCTCCCATTTGGAGCCCTCATCTAACTTGGTGACAGCTTCGTCCAACCAATCCTCGGCAACTTCGTTCAAAAGGTGTTCCTTGAAAGTAATCACACCATCTTTCTCTATATGCTCGACATCTTCTTTCTGTACGTTATGTGCCCCAATTTTCTCCGATCTTGCCCTTCCGACGTCGATGACGTAAAACGGGCTGCCGTGACGGTCGCCTTTATCGTAACGAACAACTTTCCCCCGTTTAGCGACGCCAGAACCACTAATCTTTACTCGGGTGCCGGGAGCGTATGGGTTATCGCCTTCCGTTATGCGTTTTGTGATACCCAGCCCAACTTGTTCTACTTGTGCCCCGCCGCGCTTGCGATAATAGAGAACAGTTACGGCGTCGTTGAACTGATCGAGATATTTGTGTTCGGCGTCAGGCGTGGCGTGCCCCCGCATTGCCTTAGCAGCCTCGCCCGCATCTTTGACGATGTAGCGGAGTTGCGCGTCAGTTTTCTTGTGATAGGGATGCCCTTGGAGCGGCGGACGATGTCGTTTATCGACCGGCGCCTCCGACACCTTCTGTATCATGGCTTCACGATAGGCTTTCTGTTCGCGTATACGCATATGTTTTCTCAAGGAGGTGAAGACCTTCTTTGCTACAACAGCATTCCTTCCGGGCGTTCCTGCGAGGAAACTTGGAAAATCGTTAGCGACAACATAGCCACGCATCAATGTCGCAGACATAGCACCAGCGCCCCTGGGAATTCCCAGAACGCGATACTGCGATACGTCGATATGCTTCGCTGCATTGTATTTAGAAGAACCGGCAGGTAGTAGATACGCGCCGAACTTCTCAAAATCGCGCACCCGGTCCGCACCGACGATTACTGTGATATTTTTATATCCCGCCGCGGATGCATCAGCATATGCCGCAAACGGAGTATTCACCGCCGCATTGCTATTGAACGTCACTTGAGGAAACAATTGTCGTAAAAACCCGACCTTTTCTTGGAAGGGCAGCGGATTCTTCTTCGCATCTGTTGTGGGTGATGCATAGATTCTAGCGTCGGCGCCCATCCTACTCGCCGTCCGTTTAAGAAAGGTAACAAGGCGCTCGTGTCCCGTCGTTGGAGGATTGAACCGTCCAAATGCGATGACGATACTCTTTTCGCGAGGCATATATTGTATTTAGAGAATTATTGCCAGTCTCTAGGCGCCATGAAATTTGCTCGACTGAATTCAAGACGGTCGACCAGCTTCACCATACGTCCCGAGTGAGATACTGCAACGAACCCTTCAGGGCCCGTCACACGGAAGCCGTCGGCTGTCGGAATGAATGTATCCACACGAGCGGCTTGCGCAAGTTTCTGAATGAGTATAAGTTTTGCCGCAGTGATCGCCGCATGTAGTTCGAACCACTGCGACATCTCTCGCTGATTGGTCCGCACCGCGTCGAGCATAACGGTGTATGTCGCGGCGACCTTGTCCTTTCCCGCATCGCTCGACCGTGCCGCCATCTCCTTCTTCTGTCGTGCGGCGAGGAAAAGGGAGAGGTCGTTGAGTGTCTGTTTTGGTGAGGACGCTCGGCCGCCGCGGACTTGCTGATTCAAAAATATGTTCATGAGGGCATGTAACGGCTCGGCCGCAAATGTGGTATAGGTCAGGGCCGGTATCTGCTGTGCTAGTGTGCCAACCCGCGACAACAGTAGAGAAAACTCGCCATCTTCTTCATTGGTGAAGGACACATTGCCAGACACATCATCATACGAAGCATCCAGCGACGCAACACGGCTCGTCTTCTTCAGCGAAGAGAACACCCCCGGCGAAATGGGCGCTGCGCGGAGACGATCCATCGTGCCCGAGCCGGAATACATCGTGTGAATGACAATGCCAAGTGCCGCTCGGTCGATACTCTGCCCCAGGGCGCTCGTCGCATCGACTGCGTAGAGGATGGTATTCGGGCGAAATGTCAAATATTCCTTGCCCTGGATAGACTGTGCTTTGACACTACGCGCTCCACTGAAGAGTAAATCTCCTTGTAGCACTTGGGTAGGTCGAAGCAGGGCTAGCTCAGTCAGACAGTCGTGAAGCACCTGGGCGACACCTCCTCCAGAGCCATACGCATCAGCAATCTGTGCGTGAGACTTCATCAGCTTTGGCGTTTTGCTGAACGCTGATTTGGTAGCGACGAAGAACTTGCCGTCTACCGGGTCTGGTCCGAAAACCACACTTGGCGCGCCGTCCCATTTAGTGGTCACATGCAAGGCTTTCGAGACACCACCACTAATGAGCATATGCCGGAATTGTCGCAACACCTCAATCGCTCGCTGCATCCCTGCGACGCCATCGTCGAGCATCAAATCTTCCAAATGCGTAAGATGAGTAAGTTTGCCGGTCTTGCCCTCGTGGAGGTCGCCGAGGTGTGTGAGAAAAGATTTCATTATAGCGGCTCCAATTGCAGCGTTTGATAAATGTCTCGTCGGGTGTTCATGATATCATACCATTCGCGAATCTTCTTCTGTAACGTCCGCATTGCCGGATGTTCCGGCACCTTAACAAAGGCCTCAGCAAATATCGGATAGGTAGCCGCGATTAGCTTACTATCGATGTTCAACATCTGGGCGAACGCCTCTCGATACCGCATCGTGGGAAACCATACCGTCATCTCTAGCGCGATATCATGCGCATACGCTTCAACTTCATCATAGTCTCCAAGATATGACTGTTGATCCCGAATCTCTGCATCCTCAGTTTCCATCGGCGGGAATACTATCTTAGCGGCATCCTTAGAACGCCCACCGTATTGATGACGATGCGTTAACTCGTGCATGAGGTATGCCCAGAAGTAGAAGTGCCGCCACTTCCAATCAGACGGGGTAATTCCACAGCGATGCCCCTGCGGATGAACGTGCCACTCAATGTGTATGTCGACTGGCCGTCGCGGTCGCGCCTCGGTGTAGGTCGCGACGCGGGTGCTTCGGGTCGGCAACCATTGGGCCGTGATATAAGAATCTTTGGGCGTTTTTACCGCTGTATCCTCCACCAACACATTGATCACCTTGAATGGAATCGTGACCACATTCAGCCTCGCCAAGAACGGCACGATATACATGGACTTTCCCGTATACTGTTGCTGTGTCTTGGGGAGTAAGACTTTCTCCACAGCCTCGCGCATTGCTAGTGCGTCGTTGGTGGTTTTCCGGTGAAGCGTAAGAAGATGCACAAATATATTTAGGGGGTTTCTGTCTCATTCAGGCCACCTGTATGCAAGGGGGCAAGCGGCCGTCGTGGCATCCGAGAAGCACCACTAAACATCGAACTAAAGGGCGACTGCGAGTCAGCAGCCGTGCCTAGCGAGATATCGTGGACCGCGGTGCCACTGGGATTATACAACATCATCCGTGAGGTATCGATGCCCAGCAGAAACTTTTCAAATGAGTTCCGTTTGCCATAACGGTTCTTCAGTGTATAGACTTGAATCTGATTGCTTCTCTCCAGATCCTCCGTCGTGGTCAGGGCGATAATGAAGTCCGCAGTCTGCGCGATGGCGAAACTTTCGCTAATCTTGTCCAGCCCGGGGTCAGACGCTCCGTGGCCGTCGCGATTGAACTGTGCCGCGGTGAAGATGGGAAGGTTGTGTTCGACTGCCAGGCCGCGCAACTCCTCTGCGATAGACTTGTTATAGGTATAGGAGTTCACCGAGTTGCCCATCTTGACCCGTGCGGAAGAACAGATGGACAGGTAGTCGATGAACACAATGTCGGGTGTAAAATTCTGTTTCCCCTTGAGTTCCTGTAGCAACGAACGAAAGTGCCCCGAGTGTGCGGCACCCGTTGGATACTCCTTAATAATCAACTTCCCCGTAGAAGTCGACCGCAGCCCCTCGATCTTTCTGTTATACTGACTGCGTGAGAGTGCCACAACATCATCCATTGGCACATTCATCATGTTCGCATCGATACGTTCCGCGATGCGTTCTTCGGCCATCTCCAATGTGACGTAAAGGACATTCTTACTCATCCGCAAACACGCGGCCGCCATATGTACGAGGAACAAGGACTTGCCTACATTCGTTCCAGCCAGTACGCAGTTCAGCGTCTTTGTGGGAACACCACCCTTGGTCATGCCATTGAACACTTCAAGGTCAAATGGAATGCGCGACTCCGCACGATGATAAAACTCATACCGCGATTCCGCATCGCCAAAGAAGTCATGCCCTACATGTGTGTCAAAGCTAACCGACAACGCATCTCGCAACAAGTCTGGGATACCGTGCGGCGTCTCCTCTGGGTTGTCGAGCATCGCAACGCTCTTCCGTAAGGCCACATACAACGCCCGATCCTGGCAATACTTCTCCGCTTGTTCAACCAGATAGGGATGTTGTGACGGCTCCATCGCCGTCATCTTTTCGATATCGTCAAGCGCCTCGGTGGTTGCCTTGGCATCACGTTCCGACAACGTACGCAGGTCATCAAGCCCTAGACGCAATGCCGCGAACGATGGCACCGCGTGATACTTATCATAAAATTCCCGAAACAATGTATAGATAGTCGCACACGGTTGGGATTCGAAATATTCGTCTTTGAGATACGGAACAATCTGTTCCGCCAAATCTGGCGTGGACATCACGTGACGTATAATCGTATGCTCTAACAGCACAGCCATCAATGAATGCCTTTCGTCTCCGTCTTTAGTAGCGCGTCGAAGTTTGTGACGGAGATGAAATGCAACCACGCCAGAAGTACTTCAGAACAGTATGAATCAAATGCGGCGTCGGGGTCGAAATCCTGCGGCCCTTCGTGTACCATCGTCTCAAATTGTGTCGGCACCATGCCGTTTTCCAACCGCTCTTTCATGACCGTGAACTTCTTGAATGAGAACGTGACCCCTTTATACGGACCACTAATGATCTCCAACCCAAGAATCGAATCTCCCTCTGAGACGGGGATTAAACGGGGCATAATGTCGTTTAAGATATTGTCTTTACTCATCGACGGTCTCCAGTTCATCGTCCGTAATCTCTCCCCCTGTTGAACCATACAGGAAATGATCTTTAATATAAATCTCTATCGCGTCGAGGATATCTTTCGTGAAATACTTTTCAGGCGTTCGCACAATCGCCTTCTCAAAAACCTTTGTGCCGTCGGGGAATTCATATCGCGTTGAAACTTTCTTCACACAGCCCTGGGCGATCGCCATGTCTAACAGCCCATAATAACGGTCGAGCCCGCCATCGAAGAGGATGCGCGTTTCCACCACCGTCTCTTCTTTGGTCAGCCGCGACTTCATCATCCGCGCTTTGACGATGTTGCCGACAACTGCCTTGTCCACATCGCGGTCTTTCTTCTTGGACAGGAAGACAATGATATCGGCCGCGTATTTTGCGCCAGAGTTGTGTGTGACGATACCATTGCCGAGAATGTAATGGTGGGCGTCTTCCACTGAAATATCGTAGACAGGTTCCGTAGTAATTGACCGAATAGACTTAATTCTTACACTTGCCATCATGCCACCTCTTCCACATAGGGTACGCTATTGTTTTATTGCAGTCGGCGCACGTTACTTTCCGATGCGTTGTTCCGATTCTCGGATGTCCGTTCGTAGAAAACTGTGTTAATGCCTTTTGTTGAAGAATGGCTTTAACTTCTTTTGTGTGTTGCTTCCCGTCAAATGGATTCTGATACCCCTCGGCCGCCGCCAGCATCTTATGACGTTCACTTATACGTTGCCGAGATTCGTCTGAATGGGACTTGCCATAGAATGCGTTCGTGCTGCCGGGCGACCCAAACTTTGCGGACCGCTCTTCTGGCGTTAAGTGGCCAAACACAAACTGTCCTTTGTTCCACGGTATTCGCCCTTTACGATTTTCGGACATCATTCGCTTTGTCTCGTCTGAGTGTTTGCCACCAGTCCACGAGAATTTGTGTGTCTGAACGCATCGATTATAAAAGTCGTCTCGTGTCGCGACGCCCAACTTTCGTTGGAGCCTCTCCTCGAAATGATATGCCTCGATTCGGGTGGCAAAATGCCTAATCACCTTGAAACGAAAATGCGTTTGCCCCATCGAGGCAATATCTCGTTTGACATATTGAGAACTACTAAAGTATTGCACACCCAAATCTTCTCGTGGCGTCACCATCGACGTACGTGAACCGTAATAATGTTTACAAAGTGTCGTATTCGTGATCCGGTAGCAATAGTGATACATGGTCGATCTCCTTATCACTATTTATATTATGGAGCAGCTCCACCCCATCCCCGGCGTGCAGTGAACCTGCCTCCACCCAAACGCCATCGACCAGAAAACGATGCTCAGCCGAGCATCGGACACATTCACCTGTCTCCAGTTCAATTTCAAACAGCGGTTTATCCGTAAATCTAAAAGTGTCTGATACACAGCAGTCACCATCAAGCGTCTTAACCCACTCACCAACGGCGATATCTTCAATATTTCGGAATGTGCCGTCTGCCATAACAATTGGTGTGCCCGCAACAAGGCATCCGCCGGCCATCTCCTTCGTCGGAAAATATGAACCGATAATTTGATACACGTGATTGGTAACAATCAACGGCACCTTAGCTTTGGCTAGCTTCAAACGCAGCACACGGAACGCGGCCTTGATTAGCGTCGCCTTGGACATGTCGCGCACATCCTTCTCATTCGCCATGTCCTCCGTTTCCTTCTTGGATGGTAACGCGGACAGACTATCCAACACCATCAGCAGTGGAAATCGTTTGTCTTCCGGCAACTGCATGTACGCATCGAGCGTCTTGTAGGCGACATGCCGAAACTTCTCAATGCTGTCGGGTTCTGACTTTGCGATACGTGTGATATCAATTCCCCGCGTGGTCAGCATCTCATTGGTGACAGCACTCTCGGTGTCAAAATAAAATACATGCCCATCTTTATTGTCAGTCAAAAAACTCTTGACGACACCTAAGGCAAAGAATGTCTTGCCCGTTGCGGGGTCGCCGGCGAAGACGACCGCTTTGTTATTGGGAATGCCACCATAGAGACTGCCTGAGATTGCAGCGTTCAGAATGTAACTGCCCGTATCGATGTAGCCGGTGAATTCGGATGAGGATAACCCATCGCTGGCGACTGTTGTATCGGGGTCGCCCAAGTCATGAATGAAGGTCTTGAAAAAGCTTTTTGTCATATTTATATTATATCACAGAACGATGAAACAAGCAATTAACTCTTAGTGACTCGTCGAGTGGGCCGTTTGCCGGACTTCGGGCGATCGATTACGAAGACCGTATCGTCGAGGTTGCTATTCGCCAACGTGTCTGTATCGGTGTCAGTAGGGAGAATCGGGTCGGCCGCATCGCGGGTGTGCGCAGTGCCACTCTTGTAGGCGTGTTGTGCGGGCACACCAATGCGCACATCCGAGCCGATGTCCTCGGACGTAATACCCACGACAGGATTTTCCGGGTCAGACGAAACGAGCGGTGGTTCGACCTCTTCAGCGGGAAGTGTCTCGGCGACGTCAGGCATATAGGGTATCGCGCGTTCTTCACCGTCACTATCATTCTCACCAGCACCACCCCAGCCATCACCCGTTGTTTTTGCCTGGACTTTCCCTATTGTAGTCTGTGCGGCCAGCAACAGCGCAATCGCCATCGGGTCGAACACAACGAGAATCAGAATGATAAACGCTGTCGCGATGGTGTCCATCGTGGACAAGTCTTCGTTTCCATAATAGGCTTTCGCCACGAACAGCAACGGTCCCACATCCACACGCTGGATCTGTGTTTCCTGTTCGACCTCGGCGAATGCGCGTTCTGCGGCCGAGAGTGCGGCGGATGAGACTTGTAGATTTGCCTGGAGTTCCCTCTGAATCGCTTGTTGCGAACGCAAAACTTCGACTGCGCCGTTGGTGCCCGTCAAACGGGCGTACGCCGTTAGCTCCTCGATCACAGCGGTTGCGGTATCTCCCTCGACGAAGGCCGCCAGTGCTGCATCGTCGCGTTCATACTGCTGACGGGCTAGATCGGCGTCCCGCTCGACAGCCGCATTGCTGCTCTGAAGCAAGGCGATCGGCGCTTGTTGTTCCAGATACGCACGGGACAGGTATCCAAAGATGCCAATATCTGTGATAACCATAAGCAGCAGAACGCCGACCGACATATAACCGATGAGTATTTTCGGTGCCTGTCGCCAGTTTCGAAATACGAATGAGGCGCCGACCAGTTTTGCGGCTTCCAGCGAGGACCCCATCACAACTATTTGCCAAAATACGGAGGCGCCAAAAAT